AATCAACTTCTTTAATTTTTTTTAGAATATTATTAAGCCAGTCATATTCTTCCTTTATAGTCTTGGATTTACCAAAGAAAGACATATCTATTTCTTTACCTTTAATATATGATTCAAGTTCATCAATTGGTCGATTAAATATATTAATAAGAGAATCAGATTTGAGTTTATTTTTTACGCCATCAATAGCATTTTGAGCCATTTGCTCACCATAATTAGTGAACTCATCAACATCTATGCCAAGCTTTTTTAATGCATCATAAAGAAGCTTGGTAGCTGCCTGCCCCATAGATTCACCAAATCCCTTAACAGCTTCATTCATTTTGTCTAATCTAAACTGAGTAGTTTTAGACATTTTATTAAAAGCTTCCATAGAATCACCAGAGCTATCTATTATTTCTTTTAAATCTCTGAATTGACCCTCTGTGTCATTAGCAGCTGCAGCAACAAACCTGAAGGCTCGCTTAGATCCGCTGAGAACAACCAACTCCTCAGCTGTTGCATTTTTAAGCTTTTCCATTATGCCTGTTAGCCCATAGGCTCTAAGGGTGGCAGTATTAAGCTGGAACCCATATTTTTCAGCAATATCGGCAGCTTTTCTGGTAGGTTGGGCAAATGCTGTCATAAACCTAGATAATGCAGTTGTTGACTTACGTAAGCTAACAGCCTGTCTGGTAGATGTAGTTAAAGCAGCACCAACCTGTTCTAAGCTAACACCCATTTGAGAAGCAACTGGTAAAACATTACCTATATATTTGGCTAAGTCTTGATATGTGAAAACACCACGTTTTACCATTGCAAAAAGTTTATCGGAAACATTTAAAGCATTATCTGCTTCCATACCATAGGCATTTAAGATAGCTGTTATTACTTTTGTAGATGTGGCAAGGTCAGTCATACCAGCAACTGAACCTATAGCTGCTGCACGCATAACTTTCATTGCCTCAGATACTTCAAAAGAAGCTGAAAGTATATTATAATATGCGTCTGCTATATCAGAAGTTGCTTTACCAAAGCTTACAGCCATAGACTTTATTTGTTGCTTTATTTGGTTGTTCATACCTTTGGTGCTGTTAGTTATCATGGTGGTTACTTCTGCTACCTTAGTTTCAAGTTTTACAAAACTACCAATAGAATTTTTAGTAAATGACTTTACCCCACGCCAAGCACTATATGCCAAGCCAACCGTAAACAGAAAGGCTAATCTTTTAGTTGTTCTCTCTAATGAAACAGACGATTTTAATGCTTGCCCAAAGGATTCTTTAGTTTTCTTGCCAAAATTATTAGCACCCTTAGAAGCACCACCCATTGATTTGCCAACACTACCGATGTTTTTCTTTAGTTTATCTAAGTCTTTACGAAGTTTAGCATTATCAACCCTTACATCTACATATGCTTCGCCTAATTTACTGTTCATTTCTTTTTAGCTCCCAATATTGCAAGTGCAGCCGCCTTACCTTCTGGTGTGGTTGTATCCAGCACATCTTCATCATTATCTTTTTTATTACTGTATTTATGCTCAATAAATTTGCTATAGTGTTTAGCTTCTTCAAGAGTAAGATTTCTGATATCAATAATAGACATTCCAAATTCAGAAGCAAACGCTGGATACACCATATTCCAGTCTATCTTTTTACTTTTTTTTTTACTTGTTTACTTTCCTTGTCGTCATCATCACCAGATATAACCGACATAGCTATTTCTATTATCTCTTTCATACCATCAATATTAAGTTCGTTAAGGAACTCATCGAAAGATTTAGGATAATCTGTCTGATTCCAGAATAAGTATAGCACACCTTGGTCTGATTGCATAAATTCAAAAACTTCTTCTTCTGAAACTTCCTTACCAGCAACAGCTATTATCATATCTTTTTTCAGTTCTTTATCATCAATTGATTCGTCAATGGACTGTATTTTTTTCTTTCTTATATACTTTTTTACATTTTCTCTATCACCGATAGTTATTTTGCGAAAAGTATATCCCTTACCATCGAACTTGATATCTACTGTTTTGTCACCTATCATTTAACCACCTCATAAACAAATACATCTTCTATTTCTATATTTTCTCCTTTGCCAACTAAATCTAAATCTGTTCCTGTAGCTGTATATTGTTTTAAACACCAAGTATTAGCATATACTATCTCATCAGTAACAGCTATATCCACATCAGAACTCCCACCAGATATATCGCCAAACTTAATAGCAACGATATAATCATTTGTTGCGGTGGTTACACTTGGCAATGTAGCGTGACTGGTGGTGCCATCAACGAATGTATATGTCAAAACACCGTCTACAACTGACCATTCATCTTCTAACGTCCAATCGCTGAAATTTGTTGCACGTGGGTTTACTTGATTGTCGAATATAGTCAAAGTCGATTCACCTCTAAAGCTCATAGATACTGTACCTGCTTCACTTACTGGTAGGTTAGTGCTATTGCCTGTTAGAGTTGCTGTTCCCCTAAATCCTGAGTTTGTGTCAACATTGAACATTATATTCAATGATGTGCCAGTTTCTATACTTGGGAAATCAGTATCGGTTACAAATCCGTCTATTGTTCCCGACCACTCTTTTAGAACAAACTTATAATCTTTCCAATTTACACCAGATTCTGTAAAAGAAGTTACGTCCACTTCATCGAGTGTTAATTCTATACTCCATCCATTAGTGGCAGGCAACAAAAGCCATCCAGAGCTGTCCGTATCATAGTAAAAAACTTTACCGTTTTTGCCTGTTATCTTTGTAGCCATAATAACTCCTAAGTGATATTACCTGTATCAACTCCAGTAGAACCAACCCTAAACGAAATGGTATGAGTAGCTTCATCGGAAACCGCAACATTTGTACTTATTCCTGTGACTGTTGCATCAAAGGTTAGGTAATCAGTACCATCTGTATAAAGCTTAAAAGTTCCGCTTTCGCCTACACCATATGTGCTATAATCGGGACTATCTGTCAGGTTTCCCTCAAAACTTCCAGTTGCTTCCTTCAATCCGAAAAGATAATCTTTCCATGTAGCACCACTCGATTCAAAGCCACTTGCGTCTATTTCATCAATAGAAATATCAAGTGTCCAGCTTTTAGCCTCAATAGTGCTTCCACCTATATCTACCTTGCCACTTTTACCTGTAATCTTAGCCATTTTATTCCTCCTGTAATTCTATATTATATCTTGAAGTATGCTGCCATACTCCGTTTATTGCCATTGTATTTGAAAATGTTCTAAAACATTTAACGGTTGTATATCCTGTTACCGTGTTTATTTCAGCTCTATCCATTGCATCACATAGAGCATCTTCTATGATATTTATATTATATGGTGATGGGTTCTGGTCTATTACCTTAACCTCTAAACTAAATACTTCCGATGTAGAAGTAAAAGTATATTCAGGAATATTATTATCTATATAATAAACAACATATGGCACATCTAATTCTGGATAGCCATTGTCATTTAAAGAATACCCTTCCTTACCAAAATCTGGTATAGTCTCAAAATAAATCCTATTTTCCATATAACTGCCAATGGAAGTTTTAAGGAAATCATAAATACCAGTCTGGATAGCATTTTTGTTTAACATTATCTACATCCCATAATTTTCTTTAATCTATAATTAGTTTCAGCTTGACCTCTATTTAAATAATCTCTTCTGCCACTTGGCATATCCATATGCAATAAATAAGCGTATCCTATATCGGAAGAATCACCAAACCCACTGAAAACACCCATTCTTAATACTGCGTCATCTCCGTCAAAATCTACATCGTAATTAAGGGCATTTATCAAATTACCAGTCATAATAGCAGGATAGTTGTAAACCAAAGACGGATAATGTTCCCTTCCATCTGGTAATATAATAGGATTATAAGTCCTTCTTGGTGTTTCCCGCATCGATGTTTTAATATGCGAAACCGTTTCTTTGCCATAATCCCGTAACTTATTAGCAGCTGTTTGCTGCACTTTCTTTACAAAATCATCAGCATTCCATTTAGTAATTTTCATTTTATCGCTTCCAAATATAAATTATACTTTTGGTGCATACTGTTAATATCTTCTACGTGCTTTATCCTATATCTATAACCATCTATTATTAAATCTTGGTCTTTATATATAAAACTATAATAATCAGTATAGAATATACTGGTTACATTCAATTCTTTGTCTGAATAGGGCAAATCTTGCTCTGAGACGTTAGTAATGTGCTCACCATAAATATAGGCTAAATCGTTACAAAGTTCCGTATAACCGCCCATATTGTCACTGGTTCTTGAATAATCTCTTAATAATGCCCTTATGCTACCCATTATATCAAAATCCTTTTGTATTTATTCAAAACATCTTTTATGTATTGTGGTATATCTTTTGCATAATTAAAAGACACTTTATCTCTTTTAAGATATTCAATTCCAAGAGAACCTTCTTTTATTTTATCATAGACTATTTTAATGATAAGCTTTACTGCTGTTTTCAAGTCCTCTGGAATACTTGAAAGCCCAGCGTTGTATTCTATGTAAACATTGTCATTAATTCTTTGTTCAAATTCTATTATTCCCGTTGATCTGCTAACTTCATAATAATACGAATCATTGTTTTTTACTGATATGTTAACCCAAAAGTCACTTGCAGAATACGTGCCAGTCTCTGGTAGTTCGGTGGGTGGCATATTGTTAACATAATCATCATAAACTGACTCGGCTTCCCACCCAGAAACATTGTTTATTGCAGTAATCAATTCGGCTATTGTATCATAGTCAGATAATGTTAGAATAGTTTGTGAAGAAGCATAATTAAGATTAAGTTTGCCATTATAAATTTCAATATTACTCATTATATAGGCATTAGTATATCTAACCCTAAATACATTTATTCTACCAACAGCAATATTACTTATTGAATTAATTGGGTAATTGTCAACATTAAGCAACCTACCGTCTAATTCATAATATTCATCATAATCTGCTGATTCAATTTGATTATGGCAATAAACATCTTTCACGTAGCCATCAACAAAATTAACTATATCTTCTACAATGTCTGTGTTATTTTCTGGTGCACTATCTGCTGTTATCCCATCCTCTAGAGACCCTGATATAGACGATTGGTCTTGTGTAAAACCAAGTAAATAACCAGCGGTACTGCCAGAATGTGTATATTCGATGCTAAGTGGGTTACTACCATCATCTTCAACATAAATATTTAGTCTTGAATCACTAAATTCAACAGAAGAATTAAACGTGTCGTTAAGAGCATTTATCTTTGTTGAAATATGTGTGCATAAAGAATCACTATCATAAAAGCCATTATCAAGAGTAACAGTATATTCTGTGCCATCTATTGTTAGAATAAGCTTATTCTGGTTACCGTTTATAAAAAATTTAAGCGATTCTAAACCAAGAAAGCTAAGAGCTTCACTTGTTGATACTAGCATAAGCTATTTCCTCAGCAACCTTTTTATTATATCCAAACCTTTCTTGAAAAGCGATAGTGAGATTACGAACCTTAAGTTTTTCTTCTTCTGTAAGCTCAGTATCTTTTTCTTTATTTTCATTTGAAACCTTCTTGGTATGATACTTTGCACGTCTCATTTGCTTATTCTTATATTCTGTTTTAGCCATTTAAAACTCCAAAACTGGCAGGTCGGTAAACCCGACCCACCATAATTAACTTTATGCTATTGCTGTAGCGTCATCTTCGTCAACATAACGTGGTTGAGAAAGAGTGGCAATGCCACAAGCGAGTACGGAAGCACCTGGGTCACTAATAGACAATTGAAGATTAGGATAACCAGAGCTTAATTCAGCTGCGTCCACTTCAATAACCAGATATTTGTTATCTGTAATTCCTATGTCTCCACCAGACTTAAGTGTAAGTCCTGTACTTGCTGCACTTGATAGGTCACCAAGTGTATCACCACTAGCAACATCTTCTAAGCGATAAGAAAATGCGATATCAGTACTATTGCTTGGTGTGAAGTCGTCACATTCAGCCAATGTAATAGTTGCATCGGCGGAATCATTAACTACACCAAAAGACAATGTAATCGTTGCATGTCTGAAATTTTTTAAAGAAAAAACGTCAGAGTCTGCCCCACCGTTTACGTCAACAGGTGGTAATATGTTAACTTTATGATTTTCTTGTGAAAATGTCATTATATCCTCCTATTATCCTGTTCTTGCTTCAATTACGGTGAATGGACTCATATCTGAGCCATTAGCTGGTGTAAATGCTGTATTTGTCATTGGTTGTCCGTCCCATCTATAGGTAATTCTAAAAGCCATCATGTCGTAATCGAATTTTAAGTGCATAGAAGCAGCTGTCTTAATTCCGTTAGATTTTTCAAGCACACCATATTGAGATAGGTCGGCAAATATGATATCACCTTTATCACCAATTGTTTTAGCATGTTCAGTAAATATAACTGGTCTGCCAAGTATAGTTCCGTAAGGTGCGTCTGCCATACCGTTAGGCGGCATATAAACCAAAGCATTGTTTCCACCAAGAGTCATACCGGCTAATTCTGGCAATGTATCGTGATTAGCAATCCACACTCCGTTACCCTTGCCTTGTGTTCTTGCATACATCTTGAATAGGTTTTCTGGTTCAATAGTATCAGCACTCTGAGATGTTTCCTCAGATATGGTTACCAATGCGGGAGAACTAAGGATACCGAGTGGTTGGTTTGCACCAGTTCCTACAAGGATATCTTTATTTCTACGCCATCTAATAGCATCAGAAAACTTTTGCATTAGGTAAGGCTCAAGACTAACTGGACTATCTTCTATCATTTCGTTTGTCACATAAGCCAAAGCTGCAAGTTTATTCAACTTAAACGATACTTTACCAAATGCTGGTTTAGAAGAAGTAAGCTGATCTTCTTCTTCTGTGTAATATGTCTTAATTCCACCATATATATTAGAACTATGGTCGTCATCTTTTAGGGTTCTAAAAGAAAGATTGTTAGAATCGGTAGGCATTCTCATTACTCTATCGTAAATCTGGTCCTGTTCAATAGATTTACTCCATATACCGCTTGCAAATGCTTCAGGTATCAAAATGCCACCCTCAGAACTAACCTGAGTATTAAGCTGTTTAATTCGTGAATCACCAGGTGAACTCATGTAAGTTTTCAGAAGTTCGTTAAAGGTTTCAAATCCACCTTTTTTCTTTAAATCTTCCTCTTTTTGTGAAGGAGTAACCTTGATCTTGTTAATCTCTTCATTCAGATTCTTTATTTCTGTCATAACTTCTTCATTAGAACTTTTTAAGGCTTCTTGCAAAGAATCCTTATCAATTACTTTTGCGTTTTCTTTTTCCATTTTTATTTCCTCCAAATTTAATGAAAGATATTTTATTTGTTCCTGTTAGCTCTAAAATCTAACTCCAGAACTATACCTTTCCAGTTAATTTTGCTATTTCTTCTTTCAAATGTTTGTTGTTTTCAGCCAATAAGGCTTTTACGTCATCTATCGTTAAAGTATCAACTTCTTCTTCTGGTTCTTCTGGCTCTTCAGATGGTTCTTGTTTTTCGATTATATTTTTTACTAAAGTATCAAGTGTTTTTTGCATTTTTGCTAAGCATTCATTAATTTTAGCTATTTCTTGTTCCATTTCTTCTTCTCCTAATTCTAAATCTTTTATTAAGTTCTCTGAATTAAACTTTATATTACCACCCTTAACACTAAGCATTAAGGCATCTGGATTTGACGGAACGGGGACGTCACTATGTTCAAGTAAGTATGTCTTAGTATAAATACGCTGTGCCTTTGTAACATCATTTAGATTCATATTATACTTTTCTGCAAACTTAGTAGCGGTTTCTATATAGTCATCATCACCCTGTTCTTTATATTCAAGTGGAATAAAACCAATAGAACTTGCTAAAGGGAAACCGTCTTTGTGCATAGTAAAAACATCATTAGCCAAATCGTGACTAGCATATTCCTGTAAAGCTAAAAGTCCCTTCTTGGTTCTTTTAATCCACCTATCACGCCCTAATGGCAATACTGGATATCCACCACCCCACATAGAACTACCGTGATTATGACCGTAAAGTATAACAGGGTTTTTTTCAAAATCACTCGTGTCTATACCATCTGGGTCTATAATGTCACCGTCTCTATCCACACTAATAGTGCTTACATATTTTAAAACAGTTCTTTCACTTTCATCTACTTCTGATTTATCACACGAAAGCCCTTTATAAACAGCTTCCAAATCTTTATCTTTTATGCCAAACCGTTTTGAAAGTGTCTCAGCCTTTTTCTTATCTAAATCTTTTAACTTATAATGTTTTGTTACAAGCTTATTCATCAGTTCCTCCCGATTGTTCAGTCCAAGCTGATAATGGTTGTGTGTTTATTGGTGTTAGCGGATCATCTAAACCAGTTAAAGGCATATCGCCCTCTTGTCCCCTAACCTCGTTCCTTGTCCACACACCCTTTTCAACAAACTTAACCTGCTTTTCTAATAATATCTGTTTATCTTCTTTGTCTGGATTTTCAAATGCACAAAACAGCTTGGGGTCTAATTCTTTACATATTTTATTTATTTTAGCAGAAATAAGCTTCATTCTTGGCAATATAGCGTCTCTTGCATATGCCTTATAAGCAGCTTCTGCATTAGCTTTATTAACATTATCGGAAGTTAGCATAGCAATATGTATATCATATGCCGAAGCTATCATATCACGTACCATTTTCCTGCCCTCATGATAGCTCATTTCACGTGGTGAATTTGAAACATTGGTATAATTAAGCCCAGAAGTTAATAACGGTGCCTTACCTGCATTTTTAGTGCCATAAAAGTTAGTTTCAATTTCTTTCTTTATTCTCTTGAACTCATTTGTGCTTAATTCCTGTTCAGTAGTAAATATACCAGATAGCTCACCCATATTCTTAAATACAGCATTCTCGAACCTATTCATATTAATATGTATTTCGTATATTTCTGCTAAATGTGATATAGGCGGAGAACCTTTATTCATATCACGGTAGGTAGGGAACTTTATATGTATAATATTCTTTGATTGTATCCTGTATTTATTGTAACCGTCATTGTATATATATACTATCTTGTCACTATTCTTGCTTTTTTTACCTATATACATGTATTGTGGTGGTATTACGTGTAGCTCATATGGCTTGCCCAAACCGTCTCTTACTATGTAAAGATAAGAATTACCGTCAAGCTCTAATCCCATATTAAGCAAATAAATCATTTCTTCATAAGTTGTGTAGCTGTTTGGTTCATTTATAAGGTCTAAAAACCTATGTGACGTTACCTCA